CTAGAGAAACTTGAGAAAGCAGCCCATAAGGAGTTTAAGTACGGTTCAAATGAACATTGAAAAAATCATTCTACAAAATCTGGCTAGAAACGATTCATATGCCAGAAAAGTTGTGCCATTCTTAAAGAAAGAATATTTTCATGATAGGTGTGAGAATGTTATATTCGATTTGATTCATAAATTTGTAATCGAATACAATTCATTGCCCACAAAAGATGTTCTTTATATTTCTTTGGAAAAAACTAAAGTAATATCACAAGATGACTTTCAGAATTCAATTGAAATAGTTGATGAACTTTATTCTGATTACAATGAAAGTTCTCTTGATTGGTTGATGAATCAAACCGAATCTTTCTGTAAAGAAAAAGCAGTATATAATGCGATCATGAATTCCATTAATATTATTGATGGTAAAGATTCAACACCAACAACAGCAATTCCAGATATCTTATCTAAAGCATTAGCCGTTTCGTTTGATACACATATTGGGCATGATTATATCGAAGACTATGAGAAACGATACGAGTTCTATCATAAGGTAGAGCAAAAAATTCCATTTGATCTTGATGTATTCAATGAAATTACCAGTGGTGGAATTGTACCAAAAACCCTGTCAATTGTTATGGCAGGAACTGGTGTCGGTAAATCTTTGTTTCTATGTCACTTTGCAGCAAGTTGTTTACGACAACATAAAAATGTTTTGTATATCACATGCGAAATGTCAGAAGAAAAGATTGCAGAACGAATTGACGCAAATATTCTTGACGTTGCGATTAATGACTTAAAGAGTCTTCCGCTTTCAGTGTATGAGAAGAAACTGAAAAATTCTTGTGCCGATGTAAAGGGTAAACTTATTATCAAAGAATATCCAACATCAACCGCAAATGCAAATCATTTTAGATTCTTGCTTGACGAATTGAACCTTAAGAAAAAATTCAAACCAGATGTTATCTTTATTGATTATCTTAATATCTGTGCATCTGCTCGTATTAAAGGCGGCAAAGTAAATTCATTCGAATACATCAAAGCAATTTCTGAAGAATTACGTGGTCTTGCAGTTGAATACAATGTTCCTTTGGTTACTGCGACACAGACAAATAGAGAGGGTTTTGCGAATAGTGATCCCGAATTAACACACACATCAGAATCGTTTGGGTTGCCGATGACAGCAGATTTTATGTTTGCTTTGATTAGTACAGATGAACTTGAGCAATCTGGACATATTCTTGTCAAACAGTTGAAGAATCGATATAATGAACGATTGGGTAATAAAAAATTCTTACTCAAGATCAATCGTGGTAAAATGAAGCTGTATTCGGCAGAGGCATCGATTCCTTTACCAGAACCAAAGAAAGAGTCCCCTGATAATTTCTTTGGTAGAAAGAAACAAAGTAATTTTAGTGATTGGAAGATGTAATGGCTCTTTACATAGATAAGAAGTACATCAATTTGGTTTCGTCAATGCTTCCTAAATTCAAGTGGAAGAAAGAAACACTTGCTAATTGTAGATGTGTCATCTGTGGTGACTCTACAAAGAGCAAGGGAAAAGCTAGAGGATATTTCTTTGCTAAAAATAATAACTTTTTTTACAAATGCCATAACTGTGGTGCTGGACTTAGTGTATATAATTTTTTGCAGCACGTTTCCCCATCATTGTGCAAGGATTATTCAATGGAAAGATTTTGTGCTGGGGAAAATCGTGGAAACTTTAAAAAGCCTAGTAGCGAAGATTTATATCCTGTGTCTGCGAGTAGGCCAAAATCTTACAGTTTTAAGTATCTTGTAGATTTACCAGAAGAACATAAAGCAGTTCAATATGTGATTGAACGTAATATTCCAAAAGATAAATGGGATGATATTGGTTATACAGAAGATATGGGAAAATTAGCGGAGGAATTCGATGAAGCATATAAAAATAGGTTTTCTGCGGAGGATAGGCTTGTGGTTGTCATTCGCAATAGCGGTGGCATTTGCGGATTTCAATGCAGAACCTTCGCAAAAATCACAAAAAGAGGAATGAAATATTTTACTCTTAAAAGAGAAAAAGAAATTTGTTACTATGGTATGGATAGAGTTGATTTGAATAAAAAATTCTATATCGTAGAAGGTCCAATCAATTCGATGTTTCTTCCGAATGCAATAGCAACACTAGGATCTAGTAATTTCATTCATGTACAAGACAAGATAGATGATACAAATGCAGTTTATGTATTAGATAATGAACCACACAAAAAAGAAACAGTTCATTTATTGGAAAAACTAATTGATATGAAAAAAAGTGTTTGTATTTTACCAGAAAATATTACCGAAAAAGATATTAATGATATGGTATCTTCTGGCCTTGATGCAAAAAAGTTAATAGACCAGAACACATATACAGATTTAAAGGCTAAATTGGTGTTAACAAAATGGAAAAAGACAACAACATAAATGATGACTTTTTTGATCGTGATGATGACGAAAATTTACCAGATGAAGATCAAATCTATATGTTGCAAAAATTACTTGATACCGTAATGGTTTTCAATTCTCATTTTGCACAATATGTAAGAGAATCAGATGCGGAGTTATTTAAAAAAGCTGTAGATTATGCAAAAACCTTTACAGAAGAAGATGTTCCTGGTATAATGTTACATTACTCTATAGATGAAATAGATGAAGAGGAAGATAAAAAAGATGAAGAAAAAGATTGATGTTTTAGATTATGGTCATATTGAATATGTTGAGCATATGGGAACTGACCTAACTGTTGTAAATGCCGCAAGAGTTTCTTTCAATAAAGAAAGTTCATGGGATTATGCAGATTCTCATTTCGCAGTTGGAAAACTCCCTGAAAAAGATGTAAAACTTATCAAATATCTTGAAACACAATCACTGGACTCCATTTGCACATCCACAGATTACATTTAGGATTAAAGCACCTATTTTTGTTCGTGCTCAATTGGGAAAACATCAGATTGGTCTGGTAATGAATGAAGTATCCAGACGCTATGTTACCTATAATCCAGAATTTTATATTCCCATGTGGCGTAAAGCCCCAACTGACGGAGCAAAACAGGGAAGTTCTGGATTTATGGTGAGTCCAAATCATCTTACCGCTAAATTTGAATCCTTTTGTGATGATGCATTGGACCTTTACAATGAATTATTAGACCACGGAGCAGCCCCAGAACAGGCCCGTGCAGCCCTTCCACAGTCAATGTACACCGAATGGTGGTGGACTGGCTCGTTGGCCTCATATGCGCGTGTATATGCCCAAAGAATTGATGCTCATGCTCAATGGGAAGTTCAACAATATGCCAAGGCTATTGGTGAAATAATTGAGCCATTATTTCCAGTGTCATGGAAAACTCTAACAGAAACATCTAAATAAAAAGCACTTTAAAGGAGTTGTATGAATAATTTACCGAGTCTGTATCAGGAATTTATCTATAAGAGTCGATATTCGCGTTGGATTGAATCAGAAAATCGTCGTGAAGATTGGCCAGAGACAGTAAAGCGTTATTTTGATTTTTTTGAGAATCATTTAAAGCAAAATCAAAGTTATAAACTAAGTCCAGAACTTCGTTCAGAACTAGAATCAGCAGTACTAAATCTAGAAGTCATGCCTTCTATGAGAGCACTCATGACCGCTGGTGAGGCTTTAGAACGTGATAATGTGGCAGGATATAACTGCTCCTATGTCTCAGTAAATAATATTCGTGCGTTTGATGAAATTCTATACATTCTAATGTGTGGTACTGGTGTTGGTTTTAGCGTGGAGAGACAGTATGTGGAAAAACTTCCTACGGTGGCTGAACACTTCACTAATTCAGACACCACTATTATTGTACAGGATAGCAAGGCTGGTTGGGCTAAAGCATATAGGGAACTCGTATCCCTACTTGTTGGAGGTCAGATCCCAAAGTGGGATGTGTCTAAGGTACGCCTTGCTGGTGCAAGACTCAAAACCTTTGGTGGTCGAGCTTCGGGGCCAAGACCTCTCGTTGATCTCTTTCACTTCACCACTGATACTTTTAAGAGAGCGGCAGGAAGAAAACTTACTTCCATCGAATGTCACGATATTGTTTGCAAGATCGCAGAAATTGTTGTTGTCGGAGGCGTTAGACGCTCTGCGCTTATTTCTTTGTCCAATCTCACGGACGAACGAATGCGAGATGCTAAGAGCGGTGCTTGGTGGGAGCAAAACCCTCAACGTGCCTTGGCAAACAATTCAGTTGCCTACAAGGAGAAGCCAGAAATTGGAACTTTCATGGAAGAATGGGTATCTCTCTATAAATCAAAGAGTGGTGAAAGAGGTATCTTCAATAGAGAAGCGGCAAAGAAGACAGTTGCAAAGTTAGGTGATCGTCGTGATCCTAATCATGATTGGGGAACGAATCCTTGTTGTCTTCATGGCGATACTTTGATTGATACACATCTAGGACAGGTTCCTATTTCACAAATAGTCGCGGATCCAAACGGTTTTATGGTTTTGTCATACAATCATGAAACTGATAATATTGAATATACAGAGATTATTAGCGGGGATATGACCAGACCAAATGCTGAAATTGTAGAATTAGAAATAATTGGTGATAATGATACAAAGACTATTATTCGGCTGACACCAGATCATCAAGTTTGGACAGAAAATAGAGGATATGTTGATGCGGTGAATATCACAGAAGATGATATTATTGTAATTTCCGAAAACTATAAATATGGAGCAGGGATTTATTCCAAGGAGCCATTATATGTTAACGGACAATACAGTTCAGACAATAAAGAAATGGAGATTTGATTTACTTTCAAAAAATGGAACGGTAAATCAAAAACGCCAACCAAGCGAAAGATATAATTGGAGTCTTATAAATCCATTACCAGATTCAGTTTTGAATGAAATTATTTCATATTATGAATCTGGTAATGGATATAAGACAATAGCAAAAGAATTAAATTTAACTTATATGGAATGTAGATCTTTTCTTATAAATTGGATTAAAATCAATCCAAGAAAAGGCACAAACATTGTAACAGATGAATTGCGTAAAAAAAGAAGTGAAAACGCAAAGGGCAGTAAAAGTAATTTTTATAATTGGATTGAGAAAAGACCAGAACAAGCTAAAAAACAATTAAAATCTATTCAAGGTTGGTATTTAAATAAAAACAATGAGAAAATATGGTTGAGGAGTTCACTTGAGTACATCTATGCTAAATGGTTAGACAAAAATAATATAAAGTGGAAGACTGAAGTAAAAACATATACTGCAAGTGAAAAAACATATAGACCAGACTTTTTCATATATGACGAAAATGATAATCTTATTGAAATAGTGGAAATAAAAGGTAACTATTTCAACAATGTTGAAGAAAGATCAAAAAAAGCAATTTATGTTTGTGAAAAAAATAATTTAAAATTAAATATTATTTTTGATATACAACCATATATTGAAAAAGGAAGTTATTACATTAAGGAACTGAAAGCATGGAAACAAATACAAAAACATTTCGCGGAAAAGTCAAGTCAATCAAATATTTGAATGACAAAACAGATACCTATGATATCCAAACACCAAATCAAAACTTTTTCGCCAATGGTGTTTTAGTTCATAACTCAGAAATTATTCTACGCGATAA